CAAACTCATGAGAAATATCTTGGTACAAAGGATCATATTTATTTCTCTTAACGAGAGTGTCCCATGATGGAAACCCATTCGAAATGATATCTATTGTGAGACCCATCTGGCGCATCTTTTTCATGGTCTTGTCTTCTGCTCGTCGAGCAAGCTCAGTTTGAAGTGACTCAACCGTAAAACCTTCACCCGCAATGATAGTAGCGTACAAAGCATACAATCTATCATACGCGTCACGATTCGACGCATAGGTAGCATAAACTTGACCAATAATAGATAATAACACATCTAGAGGTTCACGTTTCTTAACCTCACTCGAAAACACGCATCTAATCATGTACTCTCGCGTTTCTCGAAAGGGCAAATACTTACACTGTCCTGGGTAAAATTTATCACCATAATATGGATTTTCAATGAAATAGTGTTTCAGAAAAGTCACCCCCTCTTCAACAATATACCCATTGAGAACTCGAGAACAAAAGGAAATCCCATCTTTCATATCTCGAATCGTTTTTCCGCGAAAACGCGCGCACCAATTTTTAAAATTTTGTCCACTAAAATACTGGCTAGCGACAGGGCAAGTAGATTTGTTATATATGTGATCATCCCCATACACAACAATTTTAACATATGCAACAAAAGCGGAAAAGAGTTTGCTGCGCAGCTCTTTAGGCGCATTGTGGATTTGATACAACATAAATCTTATCACTTCTTTTGATGAAACCACTGAATTAGCATGGGACGTATTATACTTCCCAGAAGCAACAGAACCAGTAAAAATAGCCCACAAAGCACCAATAACATTGGTCATTCTAGCATCGGAATGAGCAGCCAGAACATCACAAAAGGCCACCAAAATTTCAAACCACTCATCATTCGGATCGTAATAGGCAGGGCAACCACCCCAATAATCTCGCAATTCTGCAGCAAGAACGGAGAGATCAAAGTTCTGAAAGTCTCCGGCAACTAACGATGGACAAAAAGGGTCAGTTACACCCAAGCAATTAGCTAAAGTATCTCCTCCCCCAAACGGCCATCTGTGCCCTACACGAATAACCCGGCCATGCTCTCGCCTCATACGAGGGACACTCACGAGCTTTTCCATAAGAATATTGATACTACTAGGAATGATGAAGAGACGCAATTTAGCACACCAAGCAGCATATGCCTTGTCATCATATTGTTTACTCCAAGAGTAGTAACGCTCATTTTTTGGAGTGACTGACCAATATACTGCAGGTATTTCCCCAGTACGCAACATATTGATCAAAGCAGCAAGATCTTGTTCAAAGGTTTCTATTTTCTTTCCTTTTGGCCGAACAACTAAAGTAAACTCATCATATTTGCGCTTAAATTTAGCACCACGATTCCTTCCATTCGAAGAACCAAGGTACATATTAATGAGAGTTGTTAATGCAAACACAACTTTTTCTTTACGATTGAAATCAATCCCAGACATACGATAGAAATGACGGGCAACCTCTTCCTCATACAAATTTGATGGCAATGGTCTATCGTGCAACGTGGGACGAACCATATTCAAAACAGCCTTAGTCAATTTATGATCCGTATATAAATCCGACATTGCAGAAATAACATGAGGTCGACCATTAGTTAACCCAAAACACTGAAAGGTAGTTGAAGCAACACGTAAACACATCGTCTTCAACGATGGTACGGGACTGTCATAATT